ATGTGATAAAGTTATCTGCATTGTATTTTCTAAAACTGTTATGGATTATAGCACTCATAATTACATTTTCCTTTTAATGTTTGTCTTTGTATATTTATAATACTTTTTTAAAATTTATGGAGCAGGCGGTAAAGCATTTGCTTCATCACCAGTTACATATTGCGTTATTGTAGCATTTGTTAATTTCTTATGTTTACTTCCACCAAAGAATACATAATCTGAAATACTTTCATTTTTAAAAGACTCTATACTTGTACCTGACTGAGTTCCTACACCCCACTTCTGACTGTACCCACCTTGTTTATTAAATTTCTGTTGATCCAAAGTTCTTTTAAGCGGGCCCAAACGTAATTGAGAAAAAACATCAGACATAGCCTGAGTAACCCAACCATAGTCAGCGGGATTATCAGGTGCTTCATCTATCAAACCAAAATCCCTAAACCTAGATGGAACTGTATTTACAAATAGATAATCGTCAAATCCACCATCAATTAATTTCTGAATACCTAAATCTTGTTCATAAGTTTGACATTTAACTGGTGCAATATAAACACCAACATTTTCATTTACATCTTCATAATCTTCACCATCTGTATGTACGCTTGTAGTACTACCAAAATCATCTGTCTCATCTACATTTGCAGTTATCAAACCATAGTCATCTTGATCTATAATCCATTCTATCATACCCTCACATGAATCAATTTTTAAATCAAGAATCTTCGGAGGTTCGATTGTTCCATCATGGAAAATAATCGTATACTTGGATGATTGTGGAATACCAGTAATTTTAAACTTAGTACTTAAATTAGATATTAATTGATATCTACCAAACAATGCAAGACCTACAGGATGAACTGCTCTCTTTACAAAAGCACGCCACTTGTCAATGGTTTCACCAGCCGTAATTACATAAGAATATAATTGATAATAATTGCTATCTTGAATATACTTATTAGCAGATAAGAAACCTTTATCACCTGTAAACCCAACATTATAATCCCCTACATAAGCACCTACCGTAATAGTTGCTTGTGCAGTACCATCACCCAATCCTGTTAAGTCTGTAGTTGGCGTTGATGTAAAACCAAAACCATTATTATCTATACTTACTTCTTTAATACCACCAACATTCCAACCCATTATACTAAATTGAGCGTTTGTACCAGTACCACCACTAATCGTTGGTAATGCAGTATAACCTCTACCCGTATTTTCTAATTCAAGTTCTGTAATCATTCCACTACCATCAACAGACTTGACAATAACACTAGCACTTCTTCCGTTGATACCTAAAACACCAGTATTGTCAACAGTTAATTTTTCTCCAGCAACATAACCACTTCCACCGTTGGTACACATAACTTTCATTATATTACCTTCACTCAATCTTGAAACTTTTATAACACCACCAGAATTTGAAATACCACCACCTACTATTGGTAATGTATCTCCAAGTGTATAATTATTTCCATTAACATCTATAGAAACCTTAGTCAACATTTGACCAAGATTAAAAGTAGTATTACCATCTGTTATTGTTTCACCACCTACAAATGTTCCAACTGTACCAGAAAGATAAATTGTGGACACAACCGTTGAACCTACACTCTCATTCAATACGGATTCTACAAGAGCTTTTGCATTAGATATAGAACCTGTTATTATTTTACCAAGTAAATTAAAAACTTGGTCTGAACCAGAAGCATCAATTACCCTAACGATTTGACTCTTATCATATCTGCCATCTGAAGTTCTAAGTATATCGACAGAAGGAAAATACATTTCAATTTCTTGATTGTATAATAATCTAAAGAAAAACTGAAATGATTTCTCACTACCCTTTGCACGATAGAAATCTCTTAACCGTTTTAACCCAAGAGGTTTATTTGCAACATTAAATGCTTGCTCTGGAATATCTATAGCAAACTGTTTCTTAAAATATCTAAGAAACTCGTCTGTAGTTTTTCCGAGGTCTGCATAATTATTTAAATTACCAATGATCTCGTAGGGTTTCCCCTGCTGTTCCATATATTCGTAATACGCTTCAAGAAAAGCTACAAACGTAGGATGATCTTTCTTTACGAAATCGGGTAGTTGATGTTCTACCTTAACACTTACCTTCTCACTAAAAGAAGGATGAAGTGGTTGATTAGGAGTTGCTTTTGCCATTAGACTATTGTTTCCGAAACCATGCTTATATTAATAGATTCTGAATCACTTATATCATAAGTTAAAACTTGTTCTCTCAACGGTGTGATATCAGCGTTATTTATTTCAGGCGTAACAGTACATCTTACAGCAACCGTTGCATCTGATATGGTTACAATATTTAAAGAATTCAATTCTACTGTTCCAGTATCGTAATCAATCGTTCCCTGATTTTTTGTACCATCACTTTGAGTCAGCATAACTAACGGACTATCTATAACACCATTAGTTGTTCTTGCAGATTTAATCTTACCCAATCCATCATCCATTAAAGAATATGTATTACCATCAGCACTTGTAAATGATGTTGATTTAAAACTTGACTTTTCTAATTTATTTGTAAAAAACAATTTGAATGTTTCTGGTACACCAAAAGTTACTGGTGTTATTCTCTGCTGATACTTTATCAATGTCTTATTATTTCTAATAGAATTATCTGTGTTATCTATGTCTTGAACCAACTGTGAGTATCTAAACTTCTGGTCAAACTTTTCAAGATTGTTTTGAATGTAACCTTGAATAGAAGTATCAATACTACTTTTAAGTGTAGTCTCATCTGTTAACAATGCAACTGGATCAAAGTTTACTGTACTATCTATTAGAAGATAAAAGAAAGTAGGATCAATTATCTCTGGTTGAATTGTTACAACATTTACCTTATTAAGAATTTCAGTCTTAATTAAATCTTTTGTAGTTGTGCTGAATGTATTATTACCAGTTGGTTTAACAGCAATAAAAACTTTTCCGAACTGTACTGGGTCTGCATCTTCACCACCATAAACAGTTATGGATTCAATGTCTGGTCTTTGTTCCAGAATGATTGCCTTGTAATCTTCTTTCGTTGTCGCACGACCTTGTGCAGAATAAAGTTTAGGTGCTTGGAATTTAAGAGACTGATCTGATTGCACTTCACTTCCACCAGTAGCAGCTGTTGCTGTCTCTAAAATATATTGACTAGATGTTAAACCACCAACCGAATTAACAGCACTAAAACTACTTGCTTTATTTGCAAGTGTTCCATTCGTAATAATATATTCAACAAAGATAATATTACCATCTTCAATTTGTTTACCAACAGCACCATCACCAAAGATAACTTCATATCTACCATTTTCAATTTCTTCAATAAAGAATACTTTATCAGTTGACTTGACCGTAGTAATATCTAAACTATTGGCATTCTTAAAAACCTCAACAGCAGTATTTGATACAGAAGTTTGTACTTTAACCACAACCGTTGTTGTATCTATATTTGCATTTGGAATAATATATCTCTGTGTCTTATCAGCAGTACTTACTACATATGATCTTGTCATTATCCTACCTTCAACGATTTCCAAATTTGATACACTATAAACTCCATTCGTATCTGGCAAAACTGTAGTTGCTATAGGAGTTACGAATTGATATTTAATACCATCAATGGAAGAAGTAAAAGGTGTGTTCTTTTGAATGATTAAAGAATTAGGACTACCATTTGGAGTAAATGTCATATTGAGATATGCTTTAGGAGCTCTTCTTGAACTTGGAAACACGTTAAGATGTTTCGCATGAGATACGATTGAATCTCTCAATGCTGAAGAATCCAAAAACATTTCATTCCCAAGCATATTGGCATAGTAACCCATGTAATGAGTATTGTAGGCAAGAATGTCTAACAATATAGCTAAACCACTTCCCTCAAAATCATAATCTTGAAATTCTGTTTGAGCGTTAAGATATGTTTTTAGGTTTGTTTTGATTTGCTCGAAATCTAAATCTGTTATTTGTATTTTATTTGATATAGGCATTTTATCTTAATCTCTCTAGAAATAATTCTAAAACTATTGGTTGTAAAGTATTAATCGGTGTAAACTCTAACGTAACGAAATAACCATTCCTATCAATATCACCTTGTATTCTAATGTTATTCAGAATAACTCTTGGTTCATAGTTTTGTAGCAATTCTCTAATAGCTAATTCTATTACATTAGCTGTGGTAGGAGTAACCAACTCAAATAACAAAGCAGTCAACCCACTTCCGATATCTGGATTAAACGGTCTTTCATATTTATTAGTAAGAATGAGATTCCTTACTGATCTCTTAATCGCCTCAACGCCCTTTTTCCTATTAACATCTTTAGTAATCGGATGAGCAGTAAAATCTAAATCTATATCGCTCCATGACCGATTTGTAGTACTTAGTTCTTTAGTAAATATTGGCATTTTTTTTAACTTTTTCCTTACATTCGGTTTTGATTTATGTTAGGCTTTGCTTGTCGGCTGGGTGAAGTTGAATTACCTTCTTCTACCTTGTCCCCGATATCTTTTCCAGCATCTTCTTTTGCTCTTGTTCTTCGGTGTCGATCTGGTAGGATGAGCACCAATAGATGTTACTTTTTTAATCCGTTCTCGCTGAACGTGTTCCTTTGCTTTAGCCATGATATTACCTTGTTATTTCGTATTTATAATATTAATTCCCATTTTTTTCCGAATTTGTATTAAATCTTCAGCAATATTAAATTCTTCTTGATGAATATCCCTTGTTTTTCTACTATTCCCGTAATTATATCCTCTATCAAACTCTAGCAAATGTTGCTCCGAGAACCTATATCCATCTGGATATAACCATCTAGCACAAAATTTAAATAATCCTTTACAACAGCTATTTGTATCTCTATCATTTCCCATAGTAAAACCTATAACATAGGCTTCATCCATTATATCCATTCCCCTGTTTAGTAGGATATGGATAATATCATGGTTATATAAATCAACAGCTCCAGTTAAACTTAACGGTGAATTAGGGTTTTCCAATAACCAAACAAACCAATGTATATCAGATTGATTCTTATAATCATCAGACGCTCTGAATTCCTTCAAAGCTTGTTTTAGAGTCATTTCCTTGCTCCAATTAATTAATTAATATTATTTATAATACTTTTTAAATATTATAAATAATAATGTTATATCACCCAATTTAATTAAGGAACTAAAATGAAAACATATAAAGACCTAATGAGTGAAAAAGCAAAGTTCAATTTCAAGGCGGCAGTAACACTTGGTATGTTGGAAAAGACTGACGAAAAGTACGTTAAGGAATTGAAGAAAAAAGGATATGAGATTGAAGAATTCAATCTGACATCCAGCGGATATGAAGTCTGGATTATTAAGTCTGGTAAAAAGACAAAATATATGGATAAAAAATCTCCAAGCAAAGCTCTAAAGCTTGCAGCTGACAAGGCACGATAAATGCCTAATGCATTTTTATACAATCTGGATGGGGAAAAAACATTGTTTCCTGCTGGACAATTAACCGAGCATTTTTATAAAAAAGAATTTGATTGTAAATGTGGTTGTGGTACTGGCCAGATCAATAAAGTTCTTGTAGATAAACTGGAAATGGCTCGTAGAGATTATCAACAACCTATGAGAATTAACAGCGGTATTAGATGCTTAGATCATAACCGATCTATAGGCAGTCGAGATACTTCATCTCATATCAAATGCGTAGCTGCTGATATCAGTTGTAAAGGAATGGAAGATAGACATAAGTTAGTTAGTATATTATTAAAATACTTTAAACGTATTGGCGTACACAAAGAATTTATCCACGTTGACGTTGATAACGAAAAACCGAATGGGATGTTTATGTATTGATGTCCAGAGAGGATAAAATGGAGCCATATATATTAGATGAATCTAAAACACACCACTTAGATGAAGATAATACACACCACTTTCAGATTTTTGGAGGATGGTACAACGAGTGGCGTAGAGTAAGAGTTAACAAATTAGAAGAAGTATTGGGTACAGATTGGAATGGTAAAGATGTATTAGAAGTTGGTGCTGGTTTCGGAAATATAGGATTGTATTTTAAAGCAAAAGGCGCTGAGGTTGTATTTGCTGATGCTAATGATAAGTGTAGAGAAATTATCATTTCAAAAGATTCTGAAGCAAATGTTTATGAAATCAATAATGATTTTAAATGGAATATATCTTTTCGTTTTGATTTAATAATTCATTTTGGATTATCTTATAATTTACAACATTGGAAAAGAGATTTAACTGATACGATAAGACACTTAAAGGATCAAGGACATATTGTTTTTGAAACAGCTGTTAATAAGTTTCAAGGTGATATTGAATTTGAAATAAGAGATTATAAACCGCACCATTGGATTCATGGGCCCGCAGAAGGTGTAGGTAGTTTGCCTTCAGTAACCTCTATCGAAAATTTCTTAGATCAATTTACAAACATATCTTATACTAGATATGATGATCCTAGTTTGAACATTCATAATTTTAAATATACAGATGAATGTACAAGTTCTTTCGTATCACCAAAGGATGATAATGGTAAGGATATGAAAGGCCCTTTTGTAGTTGATGGATGGGATAATGAGTATGTTACAGGCGGTAGGAAATACTGGATAATAAAAAAAGGAATATAAATGTTAGGAGTTCATAAAATGTCAAAATGTATAAAAATAATAATTGCTTTAGGTGCAATAGGATTTGTGGGATATTGGGCAGTGAGAATATTAACTGCTATGGCAAATCTGCATTAAAAAAAAATGGGGATAGGTACATTGATAATTTGTTCAGACGGAAACCATGACCACTTTGTACCCAAGTATCCTTGTTGCCGATAAATTCACAAACTATCAAATCCCCGATTCGAGACATCAGCTTACCTACGTTCCTTGTGTGATCAGCACAAGGGATGTTGCTTCAGTAAATTTCTCCAGATTATTCCACTTCAACATCTGCTTCGTTAATAATATCCAGAACATTCTGATCTGTAATCTTTTCAGATTGTTTGAATTCCTCAGCAGTCAAAGGGTAAACCTTTTCCTTCAAATCTTTCTTAGACATAATGTTTCCTTTCTCAAGGGTTACAGGGAAATGTTACATACTTAATTATATGTAACGACAAAACTCTGTTTAATCTTCTTATCTCTCGCTCTACGAATTTTCTCAATTTCTTCCAATGTAGTTTTTCGAGAACTATCGTATTCACGGTTTTCAACATAACTGGTATTGCGGTTTTCATTCCACCTAAAGACTTTCACAATAGACTTCATAATTACACCTCTCATTTAAATTTGACCCTAGCATATCCTATTCATTAAAATAATACAAGGAAAAAGTGAGGCCCCTATGCATTTTCTCCGTAACTCCTTTAGATACAAGGACTTAGGGGGATTTCGACCTAAGTGCCTGTAAACAAAGGACTTATAAAGAAAATGCACTTTTTTTAAAAAAAATGTCGAATTCTCTTGACATATATGGGGTTTTCTGATAAGCTGTTGTTGTATTAATAATTGATAAGGATTTAATAAATGAACTTAATGGATTTAATAACTGACCTTCTACTCTTTGCTGGACTTGCAATAACAATAATTTTAATGATGTGTTTATAAGGAATGAATATGTTAGATACTACTACTGAAAAAAATTTGGATAAGATGGTTAAACCATTATTGGATAATGTAAAACATTATCGAAACATTATGAAAAATTGTTCAATGTATATGGTTAAACCTAATGGAAACAAATTCTGGTTAATGGATAATTGGATTCTCGCTGAATGGAAAAATTGCGAACATTCAAATCCTTTTGAGTCTTGGAAATATCCTAATGCGAAAATCGCAAAAGATATTTTTACTAACGATATGCCAAATGATGAAAATTGGTAGGAGGCTATATAATGAAGCTAAGTAAGAAATCTGAAAAACTATTAAAAGAATTAATAGAAGTCCGTTTCGTTAAATCCCAAAAAAAGGGATGGGTTGCTATAACGAAAGGCGATAGAGATTGGAACTCTGGAATTTCAGAGGATGAAATGATGAACCGTTTAATTAATGAAGCAGAAGCGAGGTGCTAATATGGGTTATATGAAAAATTATATGTTAGAAAGTAATATGGAATGGTATCGGGAACATGGCGAAAAACTTGTTGAACATATCAACAAAATCAACGCTGAGTCCAAAAAAGAAATGGAATTAGAAAAGCACTTATGGGTTGGTATGCTTACTAATGACCCTGACCATTGGGCAGAGTATGGTGTTCATACGGTTGCTGATCTTGAACTGTATCTCGAAAGAGAATATGAGCGGGAGATGCGGAAGGAGGCGATGTACTAATGTTACAAGCAATCAAAATTATAATATGTAGTTTTATCGGTTGTGCTCTTGCAGGAGCATTGTTTCAAACATTACTAGTTCTTTGGGTACAGGAGGCGCTTAGATAATGGAAATGATTTTTTTAAATATTATTGAGTTGATATTGGGGCAGATTCGTGCCGATATTGAAAACAAAAAACCCAAAGAAAGCATTGAGGGGATTTATATATGACAACTGAAATGGGATATGTTAGAAAGTTTATTGAAGTCCATAACTTCAAACCTCGCAACAAGCATAAAGGTTGGTTGAGTTGGACTGACTACCGAGGCAATATCGTAACCCTTGCTGACGTTATGGATATTGTAAACAATATGACGTTTAAAGAATTGGAGGCGCTTGGAAAGAAATGACGATACTTGAAGGTGATACAATTAAATTACATCCGAAAACAGGAAAGGCGAAACAAGTCATCAATAGAGATGGTTGTCTTTTCAGAGTAAGTTCGTTTTCGGAATCGGTTATGTTTGATGAGGGAAAAGATTGGATTGAACTAGATTCAATAGACAATCCTAAAAACGGGCGTTGGATTCAACGCTTTCACGATAAAAACTTTGATTGGGAGTTAATAAGATGAGTGGAAAAGCAAAAATTGTAATATCAAAATTGAATAAGAATAAAAGTGGCAGAGCGATATACAGGGTTATGAAGTTAATCAACACCCGCCGGCTTTCATTACTGGAGCAGGACTATGAAGAAGATGAAATCCAGAATATTCTGAATGGTCTGCCTTCCAATTATGATTATCAAATTATCAACAACACTTTGACAAGGTAACTATATACTATGAAAGAGTACACTTTAGAAATACCGAGAAACCAATACGATAGATTGGCGAATGCTTTTGAATGGGATGATGTCTGGTTTATTAAATTCGATCCCAAGAAAGATACGGTTACATTTAAAATGAATGAAGAACAGCGTAAGCGATATAGTAAGTATGCTTCTGAATTTGAAGATAAAAGAATACCTAAGAAGTATCGTGCTACGCATATCATTACGCAAATTTTCCTGCCACGAAACATCAAACAATATGAGGTGAACGCATGAAACCAAGATACACAAAACCTAAAGTAATTAAAGAATATAAAGAGAATGGTGTTAAGATTACGCAATACGAAATGCCTAAACCGAAACCAACATATCGGCCTAGGGTATATCGAAAGCCTGGAGCTAGATAATGTATGGGTTATACGAAAGAATCAAGAAGTCCAAACACTCTAAAACGCTTCTTAAAATATATATCGCTTGGTGCATTGTCGCAGATGCGACATTACTGGGCGGTCTTATTTGGGGAGCGATCTACCTCTGGTTCTAGAAAGGAAAGCATGGAAAAACACCCTGTAGAATTGACCTATGAAGAAATGCAAGGTATGAGCCTTGAAGAAATAAAAGAAATGCGTGATAAATCCATGAAACTGCTGGAAGAATCATTCAAGGATATTGAAAAAAAGAAAAAACAGGAACGGATGCAAGTCATGGATGCTATTGATACGGTAGCAGGAACTTGTATCGGTCTGCACAAACGATTGGAAGTATTGGAAGCGATGGTGAAACAACTTATACATGAGCAAGGGTATGAAGTTGAATTCGGAAAAGAAAATAAAATACCAAAGGAGAAGCTAAATTGAAATTAAATGAGCAACAAATAGATCAAATATGTAGAGTCAATCATCTTCAACCTTTTGACATCTGCTCAAAGTGTGGTGATGTTCAAATCTACCAAACTATGAAAGAAATTAATGAATGGGATTTTGATTTGATTTGTAATAATTGTGAGGGGGAATTAAAATGAAAAACCTAAGAGTATTAAGAAGGAAAAAACTGCAAAAACTAAACAAGCGTAGGGTAAAAAGAAACGCAAACCGCAAACGACTTCGTATCGCCAACGAACTCCTAGTGAACTTGGCGGTACATAAGATGAAACAAAAAAGACGTGGCGCTTAGTCAACGCCTAGTGTGTCGCACATGATGAGAAGTGCTTTGATACGCACAGCGATTCCTTATCGGGGATAAGATCGGCACGGCATTGTCGTTAATGGAATATATAGCAGGCGGGTAAGTGGATAGCCTCCGCCTCCGATAGGTAAGGAGCCATACGTCCATGAGGCGTGTAAGTAAATCCTGCTCCCTGTATTCCTTGTCTTTTAAATTTTTTCCCATAGAAAGGGCTCCATATGATTGATGATAAAGTAACACTCGAACAACTTGATAAAGACCTGATTCTTTCACCCGAATCAGCCCAAAATCTCCTAGACTCCAACCAAGACAGACTCAAGGGATGGATATTAGAGCCTACTTACTCTAACGCAAACAAGCTTCTCAAGAGATTTTTTTCTTCCAATACCTATATGGGTACAGCAGATATGTTAAACAAAGTAGCAGGACTCTTTAAAGTATCTTATCACTTCGGGGAACTCAATCTTTATGCTAAAACCCCAATAGGGCAAGAAGAAACAGGAATTCTAGAGATACGTCTAGGAGTATCAGACATCACCCTCGCTGATTTCCGAGTGGCTATTAAAATAAATGAAATGATACACCGATTTGAAAACAGTTTCATTCCATTGAAAGGGCCAAAAAATGTCTGATTTCCTGATACTACTGCCCTTTCTCATATTAACCTTATGGGTAATCCATGATTATCTAACAGGCAAACACAAATGAGTAAGACGCCTTGGGATATGTCATTTCAAGACCGCCGCTGTGATCTAGGTTTCCATAACTTTATCAACTTCATGGATTCCCCTATAGATATAGAATACGTTGCAGATATTCCAGAAGAAGTCCTGATATGTAAAACGTGCGGTACAATGTTAACACCTAGAGAAATCTTAGAAAGAGCTGAACGTAATGAAGAACGCAAGTAAAAGAGTAGGCAAGGGAAAGAAAACAGGAAGATTGCCTGATATCGAATACTACAAATACAATACGTTGCCACATGATATGAAGTTCTGGCAGTATGCTTGTCTCTGCTGTGGAGTTGGCATCCAATGCATATTGCTGGTTATTGTATTCTGTATGGCGAGTAGTGGCCTGATCTATATGATAGATTTTTTGCTGGGGAAAATTTTTGATTTCACTATATTATAATAAGCGGGGTGTAGCTCAGCCTGGTAGAGTACTCGCTTTGGGAGCGAGGAGTCGGAGGTTCAAATCCTCTCACCCCGATTTTTTTCTCTGGAAATTTCTGTGGGTAGTGGCCTCAGGATGTCTAAGAGAAATCTTCGCTCGGTGTAGGGTTTCTCAAAAAGGGGGCCATCATTCTCAATATACTGTCTATTGACCCCCCAAAAACCCTGAGGGCCTCTAATAGTCTTAATCCCCCAAATCCTTGTTTTATATAGACTTACAGAGAATCTCAGAGAAATCGCAGAGAATATGTCGATTTTACTTGACAAATGCTGTTAACTTTGGTAAGCTTAGGGTGTTATTAATAATTATAGAGGATATCAGATGAAATTAAATGAACTATATCGAAACCTTACTTCTAAACCTAACTCTCCTGAGTCTTTTATTGCTAACGTGATCTATACAGGTTATAGGGCGAATCGCAAGAAAATGCTACAAGGTTTATATAATATTATCAATGGTGGCCCGAAGCACTACTGGAATCCATGCCATGTAACCTTCGCACCTTTTAACATGGAAACCATTCTATGTACGCCTGTTTATCCTTCGAGGGTTGACAAGGATGGACGAGATGTCGCATCTTACGGTGGCTCGATAAAAGAGATCGACATTGATAATTTGGGGTTTTATGCGTAAATCTCAGAGAATCACAGCATTGGATCGGAACTCTTTGGGTTTGAGGATCGCAAAATTAACAGCGTCCTCACTAAGTCGGGTAATTTCTCTATGTCAACCCTGCCTAACCCCTTATCACCACTACCTAACACTTTGCGACACTATAAGACGCTCCATACCACTATATACGCACTATAATCACTAAGAAAGGCACTATATAATGAAAGACATTAAAGATTTAATCAGAGAATACTCCGCAATCGTTGAACCAAATCATACTCAGGATGAATTTCTAAGACAGTATTATACCTATAAGTATGCAACGAATGACGAAAAGACTCGCATGGTATCAGGAATGCTTGATACAGTTACTAAGAATTATGATCCTTATAAGGGATTATAACCTACCATACAGACCACCAAGGCAAACCAAAGGGTTGTGAGAGATCACAATCCTTTTTTCTTATCACCTCTTTCTCTGTAATTATCATATCCATTTTAATATCATGCGGTTTCATTTGATCTGTTATATTAGCGTATAATTGATGTTGGAAGCAGAGTCCTACCTTAATGCTGTTAGCATTACACATTGATAAGAATTTATCGTAATATCCGCCGCCTCTTCCTTTTCTATTCATATGCCGATCAAACTTCTGACCAGGCACTACAATCAAATCTGTAAGGGTATTGTCGAAAGGCGATGAGTGAGGATAGTAGATATCCTTTGAAGCTTTCTTTGCATGGTTTAGGATGTAATCTGTTAGAGGTTCGCCTTTGATACTTGGATAGGGAATATGGATAGATTGGGCTTTTGCATATTCATCGCTCCTTAGTAGGGATAGGGTGATTTCTTTGGAATCTTCATTCATCTCTTTCTTTCTATTCGTGCAATATCATCCATGATTTGCATTAGGTTACGCATCCTTTCTGTAACAATCCTTAGTATAGGATTTATAGCTTCTGGACGGTGTTTGAGTAAGGATAGGTAATTCTCTCTTGTTACCTGACCTAATGTTACCGCCGTCTTTGCAGTACAGGTGGCTGTTCTAGGACGTTGATCTACCAATGCGATTTCACCAAAGATTTGATTTTGGGATAAGGTAGCTACATATTTACCTTTCTTGGTTACTTCTATTTCACCATCCAGTATGATATACGCCTCGTCTGTTTCTTCACCTTCTTTAACTATGGTTTCACCTTTTCCACGATATACAGTTTTCATTATGTATTTTCCTTTCTTTTTAAGGTTTCTGCGTAGGTTTCGCCTCCGAATGGATGTTGTAGTCCTGTATTCGGTGCGGAGATATCGGGCTCTATGGGGAAAATTTTTAGCAGAGGATCAATAGTCTCTAATCCTCTCTGAATACCTCGGAGTGTACCACCAGCAGATGAAGGGCAAGTACCACACGCACCACTAAATTGTACGATAACACGATTCTCAGTAACCTCTAAGAGTTCGATATCACCGCCGTCTGCATGGAGAATAGGTTTTACAAGAGTATTGAAGTATTCATCAATCTTCTGGTATAGCTCTATGTCATTCATCTTTTATTCCTAGTTGTGTTACAAATCTTGGCCATGAATCATAATACTTCTTGAAATTACTAATAATCTTCTCAAGATAGGCTATTCGTTTGTCCTTTTCTGCTAGTTCCTTGCGTAATTCCTCTATTTGCATCTCATTATATACAGTCATTCTCCTACTCTCTGTTTGTACTTTTCGGATTGTGTAGGATCAACCCTTCTCATCCTATCAAGTAATTTCTTCCAGCCTGGTCTTTTGTCCTTCTTACGTTCATTACGCTCGAATTCTTCATCTAGTTCTTTGGGGTCTATCAGTTCTTTCGGTTCTCTACGCATTTTGCACCTCTGCTATGTCAAAGTTTGCTTGGATACTCCATCTTTGTTCATGCCCTACATAAGGCCATACCATGTGATTCAACCATTTTGGAAATATGAAATAATGTCCAACTTGAGGGCATACCATGGCGTCTGATTTTGTACTAAACATATCCTCTGGCCCTGTTTGTGCGTTCCATGAAAATTGCAAACAACCATCATTTAATCCCTTTCCAACCCCTCTCGGTATAGACTCTGGAACTTTTATATAGCATATAGTGGCCAGTCCGTTTCTTGATTTTGTTTCATGGTGATGCAAAGGATTATAATCTCCATTTGGATTCATCTTTACACTCCAACAACTTACAAGTTCAAGTTTCTTATTTGCAAAATCAGATGCATGGTCTAAGCCATGTTGATTTGTTGTTATTGGTGTATTCCTATGGTGTAGTTTTATATAGTCTCCACATGATTCATAGAGTTGATTCATATATCCCTTTAACAGAGGATGCTCAGTATCCATGTTCGATTGATCTCCACTAATATTAGCAATTAGTGATGTCGAAGCACTATTATCATTTACACCATCCATGTACTTGTAAACATCATCCACGATTTCTTGAGACATTACACCATTCAATACATGAAGAGCGGGGACAGTATTAATGACAACATTATCCCTCATCTTAAAATAGATTTCATCCCGCCCCATTTTCATCTCACCTATTTGAGTCTCATTGTGTATATTCCAATTTAATCCTTCTGATTTAGCCCCCATTAATCTTTCCTTTCATTTTATCGTAAGGATAATTCCCATCCCATTTAGAACAAGTAGGTTGACTTGTACATTCTCTACAAAGTGGCACTTGAACAGCATCACCATCAATATCCCTTATCACTTGTCCATCAAAACTATATCCGTTTCTATCCCATACAAATTGCTTATCATCTGATTTCTGGCCCATTTTCTTTAAGAGTTTTCCTAAAGACTCCTTATCCCATACCTTGTCTATTTCCTCTTGCGGTATTTCTGGAAATAAGTTCTTATGCCAGAAATTCTTGATAGACGGAATATCAGGTCTTTCTGGTATTCCGAATCCTATCATCCTATCACAATCAGAGGAATTTAACCAGTTAGGTTCAACATCATTCTTAATAGCATTTACGGGGCATTGTGTCATACAGTCCATGCAATCTGTACATCTAGACCACATCTTCTTATTGTGTCTTGTGTGTTGTGGAAAATCGGTGATTTCATCATATATCGCAATCGCACAAAAATGTACATCAAACCCAAACTGATAATTGTAGATCAGGGAATTTCTCGCTCTAACACCAATTCCTGCTCGTAAAGCAGCTTCCTTGAAATTAGTATAGCATGGAAACCATCTATCATATTGACTTTCTCGCATGATTTTAACCGCTTGCTTATAATGGGTATAATCCCATGTATGACCAGAACGTGCTAATATCAATGCGTTACATATTCCATCATATGAGATGTTATTCGCAAACCCTACACCAAATTGATGCATTTCGGATTTAATGGGCATCAAAGCAACTTGCAATAATTCATCTTCGGTAATAACACCAACATCCCAATATTGAGGATCAAATAATTCCTTTAGATCAGAAAAGGGTATTTGTCTTTTTTCAGAAGCAAACGTACTATCCCACAATTCTTTATCTCTATGTATCATTTCATCCACCTGTCCAGATATTTCATTATTGGATTTTCAGTAAATAACACTATTGGAATAATTGGTGCTAATATAAACATTAAATACCGTAAATCCATTATTCAATAGGATCAGCACCAATTAGTTTGTGAACGTAGTTATAGACATCCGAAACATCTTGCATATTATCACCTTGTCGAAATACATCCTTATCCAATGACTTGCCATCTTTATCCCATAGTCGTTGACTATCACAAGTAATCTCATCTGCTAACATAATGTATCCTTCACGGTCTATTCCAAACTCGAACTTTTGATCTACTAGTACCAGTTGGTATTTTGCCCAGAAATGTATCATATGCAAATTGAGTATATACGCTTGTCTTTTAATCTCTTTGAGTTGACTCGCATCTGTCCAACCCAATGCAATAGCACAATCCTCATTAACTAGAGGATCATGCAAATCGTCATTCTTGTAAAATAACTCCATAAGGGGCGTATTAAACTTGAATCCCTTTTCAATCCCATATCGTCTACATATACTACCAGCTGCATAATTGCGAATAATGACTTCGATAGGAATAATGTCTAATCTCTTTACTAGTTGTTCATTTACACTAGGACTTGAAATATAATGTGTATCTATAGCTGTACCATGTCTCCCGCTCGGTTTACTTATTAGGTGTTCATATATCTTCTTGGATATGGTCTGATTGAGTTTTCCCTTATTTGGCAAGGTGTCCTTTTTTTCTCCATCACCCGCTGTTATATCATCTTTAAACACCATGCGATATACATCTGGATCATTTGTCTCAAATATCTTTTTCGCCTTTCCTTCATACTTTGGTTTCACATCCTGTCCATCTCTAATCTCAAGCATTTCTGTTGCGTTCATAGTATCTCCTAATTATCAGTTAATGAATATTGAAGTTCATGTTTTTCTTTTTCTTCGTTTTCTGGATAGGGTTCAGAAGAACTAGTTCCAAGTTCCATAGTGTTCACTATAACTCTAGGTCTTTCGGACTTTGTTACCATACCCAATACTTGCGCTTCACCATCATATACTTCTAACACCGTTTCTAATCCTTCGGGTTTTGTAATCACTATCATTCCAATACCCATATTGAATGTAGTATAACATTCCAGTTGAGTAAATTCAGTTCCTAATGCTTGAAATAATCGCAATTTAGGTTCATGTCTTATATTGTACTGTAAATTTTGTGGTATGCGTTCTAGGTTACGAAAACCGCCACC